TTCTTCGTCCCGATAACGCCACCGTCCACTACCACAGGAATGGCTGATTTGGCAGCAACAGTTTCCTGGAACAAGGGTGGGAACAGCAGTGATGAGAGATCGGGTGTGGAACTAATCCACCGGTAGAAACCAGACACATCGAAGTTGGGCATGGACGTCAAGCAATAACTTGTCATCCAACCACTATCGGTGTTGGGGTACTGGAGATGGAGAGGTTGGTCCCCGTTCCACACATCGGCGATGTTCGTGTAGTTCTCCAACATAGTCAATTTGGAGAACGACACTACACGCTCGACGAAGGGCCCAATGATGGGAGTGTTGCGATCACTCAAGTAATACGCATATGACTTCTCCACGAGTTTCTGCTCGGGAGTCACCCCATTCGGTAGGGCAACAGTTGTGTGAAATTTCCCGAGTTGTCGCGGGAGATCACAACAGCTGTTTGGGTCACCATACCACACATCAGGTCCATACATCCGTGCGAGGAAAGTAATTCCCATTGAGCCTCTCTGAACAGGCTCAACCTCAAGCACAAGGCCAACGTCCTTTGAGACCCGGAGATAGGACTCGGGGTCAACGTCAGCAGTTATGCCATCATCACCACCGTAAATGCCGAGTTTATCATAACATTCACGGGGGGTCCTAAAAGCTCCATCGCACCTAGTTCTCCTCAGAGCCATATACGCGACAAATGCGTTGGCGAGAGAATTGAACGCTGCGGTCTCGGGTGATCCCGAGACCCTGGCATATCCGGTTTCATATCTTGTACCGAAAGTGCCAATAGCCGGCAGCGTGAACTGGGAACGGTGGAGCTCAAGGACACGCTCATGGTGCTCCGGTCCAAAGGACCGGAGGAGGACAATCTTCTCCAATTCCCGGAGGACGTTTGACACACGCCCGTCAAACCGACTAAAGTCAGTGTTTACGGCCATGCGCGCGTCCGCGAGGACTTCGACAACTCGATGTGCGATGTCGATTGGGGTGCGACCGAAAGCATACCATGGGCAGGTTTTGATGTGCTCGGAAAGAGGGTAGATGTATTGGGAGTAGGCCACTTTATCAGTCCCATTAATAGTTGAAATGGGACGTGGTTCCTTAACATCGGAGTACGCTTCTTTCTTCATGAAC